GACATATGCTTCTTCAAAAAGACTTGTGTACACGGGACGGTCAATGAAGAGTCTGTCTGTTGGGTAAGGGAATCCATGGCCCCAGATGGCCGCGAACATAAAGCCTGTAGCGTACTCTCCTGTAGCCTGATAATGCTTCACGATTTCGTATAAGGGCTCAATTCTTGTAGGACGATAAGCAAAGGCTGCAAGTAATTGTGCCTGTACTTCAGCCCATGGTATATCAAGCAATAGCATCATCTTTCCAGCCATCAGCATAGCATACCATTTCTCTTCATCAAAGCCTCTCATCTTGGCCCTCCGTTTATACCAACGAAGTGCAAAACTAAATTCCCCAAGGTCTTTGTAAGATTGAGCTAGATAGAACACGTAACGTTCGTTATCCGGCTCGATCTCAAGTGCCTTAGAGAGCAGTCTTATGTCTCGTTCGAATTTGTCTGCACGGTTGCCACCGTCTCCATAATCAGTCAAAGTCAGTTGTGGAAATAATACAGGACTGGCCTCAGTCTCTAAAGTAATGTATTCATGCGTGACACCTACATAGAACCAATCGCATTTGCTAGAAACCAGACGGGTGTTAGTGTAGTCTAGATTGCCCTCATAGCGAAGCTCATAAGCGTCTGCATCGAGCTTCTTTTTAAAGTCCGGGTCATAGACGTTCAACACCAAATCTGCGTCAAGTATCAACACATAATCTGCCTTAGTTTGGGCAAGCTGTACCGCCTGAGTCCGATTCGTACCGAAGTCAACCCACGGGACTTCACGTAGCTCGCCGGGAATGCCCTTCAATGCCTCGCGAATAATCTCCTGCGTACCGTCAGTTGAACCGGTATCACAAATCGCCCAACTGTCGATGTAAGGCAGAACAGACGCGAGCGACCTAGAAATGATTAGAGCCTCATTTTTAACAATCATTGATAGACATACAGTAGCCATTACCGGTTATCCCCTTCACTCTTAATCACTCCGCGAGCCTGACGGTCAAGAAGCTTGGCAATATTGATCTGAGCAATTAATTTCAACTCATAGCCCATCTCAGATGCAAGCGCTGCAATATACCACAATACATCGCCAAGCTCTTTTGCAAGTTCCAACCTCTGCTCGGAAGTGTAAAGAGTCGCGTCAACGACACCTTGGTTGCGCCAAATCTTCTTAACCTTATCAGCGGCTTCCCCAGCTTCTCCGACAAGTCCTAGCGCCGGATAAGCCATGTTAGTGCCCAAGAACGGATATGTTGCTGTCACGCGTGCTGATTTCTGATATTCGTTAAAGTCCATTAGTATCCTCCGAGTTCATTTAATGTCATCTCCACAATCTCATGCAGTGAAATCAACGCTTCTGCCAGCGTGTCGCCTTGTGACTCAATACCTTCAAGTCGTCTATCAAGGAATGGGTCAGTATCAATCGTGAGACGGATTAGTTCTCCGTTCACGTTTTCAATTCGGATATTTCCAATCATGACGGTAGGTTTCATATTAAAGGTGTTTCCCTTCCTCCCACAATTTCTTCCGGGTTCTTCGGAATGCTATTAAGTGTTTTGTACAAATAGTATTCTACCTTTTGGTCATTAAACCCGGCAAAAGAGTCAATCGTTAGTTGCAAAACTTCAGCAGCAAAGACAAGTTTAACCAACCGTTCTTTTGTGGCTAACGTTTGGTATCTTCCTTTCAATATGTCGATACTCACCGTCAAGCCATCAAGATGGTCCTTTAGGTGCTCGTACCGAGTCCCAATGTCATTCAGCGTTGGTTCCAGTGCCCTCGGTGGCTCCATTACTCTCCTTTGCCTTACTGCGCTTTACTTTGCAGCCTTTAGAGCACTTTCCACAGCGCCAATGACCTAAAGTTCCTGTTGCTTCTTCGGTACGAACCAATGCAGGCTTCTGTGCAGGCTCATTGCAGCAGGTAGATGTGTAGTTAAATACTGGCCGTCCGTTCGGGCGGTTTGAAATTACTTTCTTCTTGTTTCTGCTCATGATGTAATAATCTCACCTTTCTGTTTAATTGTCAATAGAATTTTTTCATACAGTTTCGGCTCAGAACGAAGTTTTTCAATTACGTTTTCTAGGCCATAGGCTATGCGCTCGTTTTGGAAGGAATACCATGCCCCGGATTGCTCAATGACTCCAATTGTAGCGGCATATGAAACGGTATCTGCAAATGTATCTAAACCTTTTCCATACAATAGGTTGACGAGTGTTTCTCGCATGGGGCACCCCATCTTGTTCTTAACCGCGCGGATTTTTAGAACATGCCCGATAGGAGAATCCTTAGCTCCAATTGGGTCTTTCCGGCGAATATCGAGTCGCAAGGAAGCGAAAAATTTCAATGCTCGTCCTCCGCTTGTGGTCTCAGGACTTCCAAACATTACTCCTATTTTCTCACGAATTTGGTTCGTAAAAAGCAAAGTGACACCTTTGGTATTCGCTTTTCCTCTTAACTTGCGCATCGCCTGACTCATCAAGCGAGCCTGTAAACCCATGTTACTGTTGTGGCATATAATGTTCCCGATAGCGGTAACAAATGTCCCTGCCTCCGTTTCTATATCGTAAAGGAATTCCGGTACCCCTCCTTCATAGAATTTTCGTATTTCGTTTGCTGCAAGCATCTTAGTATTGCCTTCTGTTAGAGTAAGTTGGTCAGTTCTGGCTGGGCTAATTGCAACCGAAGTAGGAACTTCGTTTATAAACTTAATACCGGCTATCACCGCCCATGAATTGTTAAAAAACTTTCTTGGCTTGTCTGGGTTAGCGTGGTTTCCGTCGCCATGCCAAAAGCCATCCAAAAAAGCATCTTTAACGTCTTTGTTTCCGTTAAGTACGAAGATAGGTACCTGCTTATCCCTGCTTTTTGGACAAACGCACGAATGCATGAAAAACGCAAGGATTGTGTCGCTCGCACAAGAAAGCGCATACAACGCTTTTCGTGTATCTGTAGGTTCGCTCACTTTTCTAATAACAGGTTCAAGAGAGAATACTTCCCTAATAATCTTTTTACACTTGTCCAAAGGCTCTATTTCTGTGTTAGATACTTCAAATCGGTTGTGAACAGGAGATTTTGGAGTACTACCTTCGGCAACGTAAAATCCTAACAACCACGCTACATCTTCCGAAATAACGTTACACAACCCTCTATCTATGGGTTCATTATGCGTGTCAAGTCTGTCAAACACTTTCAACTCATTAGGGGAAGCTTCTTTACCGTTTACAAATAGAGAGTGGTCTTTTGTAGTCCCTATGTAGCCTTGTGCAGTTCTTGTATACACGATTTCTTTTTTAGCAATGTTGGGCTTTTTCTGAACTGCAAGTAGTTGTTTCCATCCTTGGTGCGTTAATACTTCCATCCTAGAAGTTTTACGATAAGTTCCTCCAGTCCTTTGCCCTCCATACAAATCCCCAACCTGCTTTATTTCCACGTTTGTTGTACCTTTTCTACGAATATAAACCGGAGTTTCGTAAACTACTGAATCGCCCATCTCCCCATCTAACTCCGCTTGTGGCACAAGAGCGGCAACAGAGTCAATGACGATAAGGCTTACAGAGCCACTGTCAACTAAAGCTTCTGCTGTTTCTAATGCCTGCTCTCCGCTATCAGGCTGAGATACAATCAATTCGTCCATATTGACCCCTATTGTAGAAGCATAGGTAGGATCAAGGGAATGCTCCGCATCAATAAAGGCACACAAATTATCAGTAGACTGTTGTTCGCAGGCAATTAGATGCAATGTAAAAGTTGTCTTACCAGAAGACTCTGGTCCATAAATCTCTACTATTCTGCCCCGTGGAATTCCTCCCGACTGGATTACTCCTTCGTCTAGGGAAGGCAGGTTCGTACTTATGCTAGGCACACGTACACCTACCTTTTCCCCCATGCGAACCAAAGACACTTTGCAGTCAAATTGCTTATTGAGAGTCTTATTTAATTCTGTTAGGATGACAAACTTATCCTTCTTTGTCAAGGGTTTTTCTGTCTCTTTCTTCTCTTTTTCTTTCTTAACAGGAACAGGGACCGATTCTACCGGTCCCAATGCCGTAATCAATTCATCAAGCTTGCCCATTTGTCTCCTGTGCTTCCTGTGCTTCCTGTTCAATCCTCCACTGTGCGATTGTTGACATGAACTGTCTCCACCTATGCAAAAACTTCACACCTTGAAGTTGTATAATGGCTGAATCCCCGCCATCACTCATATGCATCTCATCGAGTTGACGACAAAGTTCCCCGTGAGTATTAAAAAACGCGAACCAACAATCCTCGCAATTCCTATGACTAGGTTGGACATGTAAATCAAGCCTATGCCCACAAGCCTTCACGACAGGAAGATGGCACGTTTGCCTAGCCGGAAGAGCCGGTGCAGGTACAGGAACAGGTTCATCACCTACCGGAACCCCGTCATGCTCAATAAGAGTGCCCTCTGAGTCCACAATGTCATAAGTCTTTTCAGTTGGCTCATTCATAGCACGTCACCACAACTTAGGAATTCAGCAAGGCGGCGGGCCACATTATCTACAGCGTTATCAATTGTTGTCTCAATCTCTATAAGGAACTCATCATCTGCCGTCAGCTTAGGGTCAATCATACCGTACTTCTGCAAGAGCATTTCCTTCTCTACTGGATTCTTGGCTTCTTTAATCTCTTCGACAGCCAAATCATATTTCTGTTCCATGGTATTCCTTTCATTGTTTGATGGTGGTAAAATATTTTGATACTGGGCTAATACCTCTTCCTACCAGTATTTCGCCAATAATCTGTTCTAGTTCAGACCGATCTTTCTGGATAAACCGTAAACCAGTTTCCGAGAAGTATGTTCTGTAAAATACATCTTTAAGAGCATCTATAGGACTTGGTGCCAAATCTTTCCTGTTAAATACATCCAATCCATCCTCTATGGCGTTCTCTACATCACAAAAGAAATCTAGTGCGGTAGGTCTTGCCTGATTGACCGGACTAGGTGTTTTGCGTACCGGCTCCCCAATGGCTAGTGAACTTCTGCACCGGAGCATAGAATAGTGACCCTCAATAGGTTCTGGGTATGCATATGGGTCACCGATTACCTCATCGAAGGCCCTCTTATTTTTTGCGGCTCTTTCTTCTGCGCTGCTTCGTTTTTTCTTTCCCACTATAGCCCCTTTAAAAACGTTTGAGCAGGCGGGTTAGCAATGTACTGTGAAGCATTGGCTAGCCATTCTGCGTTGTCAATATGTCCTAACTTTCTATTACATCCTGACCATCTTCCCCCGCACAGAAGTCCCCTTACCGATAAACGTTTGTTTTTAATCTTATGGTCATGATCTACTTCTATCCGTGATGCCTTTCCAAATCCCGGTTCTTTCGGCATGTAACTTCCTAGTTCTTTCTGACACACGCAGCATTTACCGTGTTGATACTCATAGAGTTTAATAAACTCTTCAAGCGTTACGCCATAGTGTGTTAAAAGATGTTTATTTTTAACACATGCACGACATGCAGATGAGCCCGTTCTTCCCCAAATCTGTGTATCGTGTCCTATTGGGCAGAATTGTTTCTTAAGGCTATCGGCTCCACATCTCTTGCATTGTGTGGAGGTACCTAGCAACAGACTTTCCCCTCCAATTTCTTTTATTATACCACATCCGCATTTGCATGTCCAGTATTTATAACCATTCGATGTACGCCTATTTGAATCACCAACTACTTCCCATCTTCCAAACACTTTACCAACAAGGTTGTTTGAACTGACCTCCTTGTGCAGACATCCACAACTTTTAGAGGCGTGCGTGGTTAAACTCTGCGTGATTATGGTTACAATATTTCCACACGCACATCTGCACTTCCATGCGATCCTTCCGTTTATTTTATCAGCTTTACCTTCAACTGTTAAACGTCCAAACGGTTTTCCAGTTAAATCTTTATATATTCCTTTTGTCATCCTTTCCCCTACCACTTAAAGAAGGTCCCAAAATCCAACATGACTAACTTTCCTTTCTCATCACGGCCTAAGTTCTCTCCGTACAGGTCTGTATCGCCGCTCTCGGGGAACAAATAGTTGGCAATGTTGTGAACTTTTTGATATTCCTTATTCCCGAAACCCCCGGCACACACCTTGTACTTCTTCATTAGAATCAAACCGTCTTGATTGCAACAGTAGATTTCAGGCAAATGCGGCCAAAGCTTTTTGTACTTCGTTACCTTCTTATTAGCAATGCGCAAGTATGCCTTGTACTCCTGAACTGAGTGACGTTTGGCACTAAACTTCTCACCTACCTTTGGTATCTTAATGACCAATCCATGACCAACAATGGTGTACACAATTCGAGAACAACCAGACCCACACTGCCGCAGAGTGAGTCCAAACTCCTTGAAGTCAAACGGGGTCTTTGGTCTGAACTTCTTCATGATATATGAAATATCATATGGTGATAGTTTAGCTTTCATTAGATTGGAATTTCCCCTGTAAGGTCTTCGTATGTTCCTTTTGCTGCCTCTTTCAGTGCATCTAACGGCATCACATCAGTCTTAGGCTCCGAGGCCGTCTGGAGCACGCCCTTGCCGGTATTAAGCATAGATTTCACTTTGCCTTCGTTCAACTTGCTGAAAGTGCTTGTAGCCCCGTCAAACCATACCTGTGTCTCGCCGCCAGCGCTATATCGAGAGATAGCACAAGTGATCAGAGTCTCTGGTGCATACGTCACATTGCTTTCAACGAATGCCCCAGTCTTGAGAGTGTTCTTGTCAATGCCTCCAATACGAAGTCGATTCAAGATCAACATTCCGTCACTATCTTTGGCAATTTGTGAGGCTCCATCTACGCTTGAAACGCTGGTTAGATTATTCTCTCCCACTCTGTGTGGCTGAAGCAGGCGCACCACTTGTACGTGATTATCCTTTCCTATGTGTGCGGTCCTCTTGCTGATTTCGGACAGCCACTCGGTTCTATTGCGGGTACCCTTCGTAAGATCGCACATGAGTTGAAGATTGTCCAACATGATCCATTTTACACCATAGCGTCGGATAACGTCAATCATCAGTTTGTAAATCTCATCCATCGTGGTAAATCGTGGATAGCAGAAATAAAGCGTTCCCTCCCGGTTTGCTGCCATCGCTTTGACACCGGGGATTGCATTCTTGAATAACTGCGTAAGCTGTGCCGCTTCCTCTGGAGTCTTTGGCAGGTTGTCTTGAACCTGAGCCTTATGGCTGATCCAGCTACGCGCCATCTTTGCGCGGGTCATCTCCGCACAAATGATGATCCCATCGTCTCCATAGGTGTCAACCATGTACTCGATAAGGTTCATGCCAAATTTGGTCTTACCAATCTTCTCCTCTGCGAGAATGTCAATGCAATCTCCTTCGTCAAATTGGATAAGATCGGATATTAACGGCCAAACGTATTTCTGCCCCGCTCCCTTGCCGTCTAGTTCTTCTGTAAATTCGTCTAGTGCGTCTGTTGCCGATGAGACTCCATCCACATCAAAGAGCGTAGCTTCCGTCTTAAGCGTTTCAAATAGCTCGGATGTGCCTCCCCCACTGACAAACCATTCATTAAGGTCTTTTCCGTTGCGTTCAATCCCTTCTTCAGTAATAACTTTGAAACTGGGTAGTTGTATTTTCCAGCATCGTTCAATGCCAATGCGACCGGCAAGTGCTTGAGCCGCTCTTTGCCCCACCTTGTCCGAATCATAGCAGACATAAATCTTCTCCAATCCTAACTCATCCAAACGAGTAATCCACTCAGCTTTCTTAATGTTCGCCCCCGGTACACCGCAGATGCGGAGAATACCGTGGTCAATCGCCGCAATGCAATTCGCCTCACCTTCTACTAGAATGATATCAGGAATTCCTTCTTTCAGCACATCGCTATTGTATAATGTACTGTCCCATCCCTTTGGTGCTGCAAAGTCCTTTGGAACTTTCTTCAAATCCTTTGGGTCTGGGAGAGTCCTAAAGTGAGCCCAGACAGTGTTGCCATTGACTAGATACGGATAAACAAGCGCCCGCACGTCGCCCGTAGACTTGAAATAGTGCGTTGTCAGTCCAATCTTCTGTTGCTTAACAATGTTTAATGAGAACCCCCGAATGTTGCATAGGTAATCGATAGCATCATCATCGGCCAATAGAGCCGTGTGACAAGCCTCGGTATCCGGTAGAGGGTCAATCTTCTTTTCTGCGCCTGCCCAATCCTTCTGTGAACTTACCCCCGGAATTACAAGTCCAAGGTACTGCTTCAAGGCATACAGGTTGCCAGATTTACCGCAACGCTGGCAGAGATACAAACCATCTCTGTTCTTTTGTTCGTCGTTAGCCCCGTGAATCTCCATGTAGCAGTGGTCTTCTTTGCCACATTCTTTGTGAGGGCATTTGTTGAGAACTACTTGCTTATCACTGACTACCTTAAAATTCCATCCTTGTGATTGGATAAACTGTAGGGCAGGACTGCCCTGAAACTGCTCTGGAATGTTTGACATTTATCCTCGTGTGTTCTGAATCCCTATCAAAGCTAGTGCAACCAACCCTTCAAGATAGTCTAACATATCATATGGCATAGACCCCGAACTGCCAACAAGAGTCCATTTTCCGGCTCCATCCTGAGTAAGCATCCACTTCCAATTAAGTAGCTGTTCTTCAGTTGGGTACTTTATTTTCTTATTCATCGAATCCCCCTCGCAGTGTTCAACATCTCTTCTAATGCCGGTAGCTCGCTTATTCGAAGAAACTTAATGGGAATGGGGTCATAAACCTTATCCCCAACAGTCGCTTTGAAATGACTAAATTTTGGCTTTACGTTCTTGCCTTGGTCAGTATAGATAACCTCAACCTTAATCATTTGCTATCCTTTGCTAAAAAAGCATTACTGACAACCTTCAACTGGCAACGTCCAACTCCACGTTGGTAACGTTCCGTGGAACTTTTAATTACAATTCCCTCCCGTATATGCTTCGCGCCAAATACGGTAGACTGCCCATCCACAAAGGTATTAATCTTCTCCAAGTCATACGGACCCTGATAAAGAATCGGAACGAACTGTGCCATCAACTGACCAAGAACTCCTGCCTCATCATGTTCCCGGTCTAGCCACTTTCCATCAGGTGTACGCACGTCGAACACAAAGAACTGTGGCTTATCACTGCCATATTTATATTCTCCCTGCGTAGGAGTGAGTTCTCCCCACAACACATAACCCTCATGTGCTCTGCACCAGCTTTCAATCCAAGGCAGTTCTTTCAGCGCCTTGCGGAAGATGCAACCCGAGCTAGCAGACTTCCACAACTTACGTGAGCCTGCGTACATTATACCATCCATAAAGATGTACCGCGCATTTGAATTATGTACAAGAATGTTGTTTGCAAAATAATTGTGTGTTTCTGTCCCTAAGTCATATTTTTTTGACTTAACTGTTAAATTCTTTTCTACATAGGTAACTGTTACCGGAACTAAAGATGTTT